TAATCTTCTTCTGCATTTATAGAAGCAGATTGACAAGCGTCGGTTACAATTGCTCTTAAATTAACTAAAAACATATAGTCATTTGGTAGAGCTACTTTATCTGTCCCAAAGAATTCCCCATCAATATCTCCATATGCAAATCCATCTCCTTGAAATGAGTCTATTCTAGCAACCACTACTAAGTTACGTAAATCATCAATTCTTTTTTGAGATTGTTCAAATCCTTTTCTTAATCTATTAGACAAGGGGTTATACCTCTGTTTAATGAAACGGTCCATAGCTATATTTAGCTCATGATCCACCTCTTCAGATAAAAAATTGTCAACCTGAAAGGATGCAATCTTTTGCACCCCCAGGTTAACAGCTATATGCATTTCATTTATTGTCACTTTGCAGCTTTCAATTTAGCTCTGATAGCGTTTATTGCTCCAGAATTCTTTTTATTTTTAAAATAGACTAATGTATCTTGTAGAGTTTCCCCTAACGTTTCGTCTTCGTGTATGTACTGGTTTCCTATTTTTCTAAGGACATCCATTTGTACTAACTCAGCAAGCTCATCTTTAAGATCTAAATCTTTGTCTACACATGCTTTATAAAACTTAGCAGGGTTTTTAGTTTTAAAATCATATAATTGATTCTCTACTTGTACCGTTGTAAGTTTTTCTGGGGTTGCGCTTGTTAATACTCTAAGCAGTCTACCCATGCGTTCCGGACTTTGTGATGCTTTCAAGAATTCTCTATCTGCATCTTTAGCCATTTGGACTGCACTGTTCTTTTTAAGAAGGTCTCTTTCTGGGTCATAGATATAAAATCTTTTACCATGAATTCCCATTCCTTCTAGTGTATCTGCTACTTGTGGATGTTTCTTTGCCCACAGGTAGTTAATGTAATCTGATGGATTCATTGGCTCGCCATCTGCGTCCAGTGATACATCTAACTCTTTACCTTCAAACGGAACTTTAATCCGTAAACTTGCCCAAAAATCTTTTTCCGCTCTTGGAAAGTCTGGGTGACTGAAGGGTAATCCCAAAATAGTTGGGAGATATTTTTCTGCTTCTTTTGGGGTTAAACCATTTAGTGGTAATCTCCCTACAAATACAGATCCTAATGTAACTCTAGCCCCTATTAAAATATCTTTAGGCAGGTAGCTTGTTGCCTCTTTTCGTCTTAAATATATTGTTTTCATGTTCTTTTAAATTTTAAAGAATAAATATGTTCTTTTAGTAAGAATAACTATGTCCTTTTAAAGAGAAAGGATAACTAGTTTAAATAAAAGGGGAGGAGATTAATCCCCCCCTTTTTGCAAACCAAACACAAATTACGATGCAGTACAAGTTAAATCAAGTGAAGTATCAAATCTGCGAAGCAGGATACCAGCTGTCTTTAACATGTGCACAGAAGCACCGTCTATATCTGAGGCACGAGTGTCAGTCTGAGTAAATCCGTTAGGTACAACAGATCCAGCAACAGCCCAACGAAGCATCTCGCGGCCTTTTTTATTAATCATTTGAAGGTTGTTTTGACCGTCATAAGTAGACTGATCAACAAACACCATTCTGTAAGATTCTAATGGAAGTCCAGTATCTGGATGTCTTTTAGAAGCTTGTGCTACAGGACCGTGATCGAACAATGGAACTTTAACAACATTTACAGTATGTCCATCAACATGGTCATAAGAAGTAAAGTAACCAGAAATTCCAAGGCTACGTCCTGAACCAGTGATAAACTTAGACTCCGTAGAAGTTAAGTATCCTCTCTGACCAGCTGTTATCCCTGTAGATGTACCAACACCACTAGCATAGTAGTTACGCATTGCTTTATCAAACTCACGAGCACCACCAATACCAGTAAACAATGTTACTTGCTTGTCAGTAGCGTCAGTCATTCCGTAGAAAAGGTCACCAATAACGTCCTCAATTTTCTTTTGAGTAAGAGTTGAATAAGTATCCTTATTGATAATTTGTTCGAATAAACCTGGACCAGAAATAACTGGCTGTCCATTCTCATCTGTCATACGGTTAGTACCATCATTACTGTAAGTACGTTGTCCATACCAGTAATACATCTCACACTCTTCTTTAAACTTAAGCATGTGACGGTACTCTTCATAATCCATCCACATTTTAGTAGTCTTACCTTCCTTCATTGGAAGTTCAAACTCAGCTACGTAGTCTTTTGCGTTACCTGAGAATTGGTAAGATTTACGGATAGTACCAATTTTAGATCTAACTAATCCTGGTGCACTCCAGTTAGAAGCGTTCCCACGAGAAAAGTCAATTCCTACGTTAGCATACAGCATACCCCACATTGCTCCTGGTAAAACATCTCCTGCGTCTTCTGTCATAGCAGCAGCATCTGGAGATACAAATTTAAGAGTGTAGCGGTACCCGTTTGAAACTTGTACAGGTTCTTCCATTATACGAGCTAGTACTCCGCTCTCAGATACGAGAGTATATGGGAATACAAACCAGCGGTCTGGGAAAACAACAGTAAAAGTTGATCCACCTGCACCTGTGCCTGTAGCGGCAATTACAGGACGTACGTTTACTTCGTGAGTTTTCACTCTGTACTCGTATTCGTAACGGTCAATAGATTTAGTATTACCTACACCTTCAGTTAAAAAAGAAAGTGGAAACTTTTTTTCTTCACGTCCAGCTAGGTGTGTAATAATTGGAGATAGCTCTTCTGGCTTCTCCATTAGTGCATTAACCAACGAGTTCGTGTCGGTCATCTGCGAGTCATTATAGTACGTTTTTAGTACTTGCATCAAAGCCATGATATTCTAATTTTAAAATTTAATTGCTTATTAAAAAAGCGCGTTTAGATCCAGATTGTCTGAGTCAAATTCTTTTGTATTGCGGCCCATTGCTCTAGCGCTTTTTGTTCTTTCTTGATTAGATTGAATTCGTTCTCTCAAGTTTTGAGCACTTTTAGTTTTAGCCTTTGTATTAATTATATTGTCAAGTTTAAACCCGTTATACATTAAATAATCTATAGCAAGTTTTACTTCCATTTCTGCGTCTGCATAATCTATATCTCTCTGAGTTTCCCCTTTCTGTCCTACTGGTTCAGAAATATATTGAAAGAACTTAGATTTCTGCCTGTCTGGTATTTTAACTCCTGCAAACTCATTACCAGTTTCAATAGTGTTTGCCACATCGTCCCAAAATTTTGAAGTATTTTCAGCAGCTTTTTCCTGTTCTTGTTTCTGAGTTTCAAGCATTCTTTCTCTTTGTGCACTTTGTGCCTCTGCTAATGCACCTTTTGCTTGATCAGCTTTATTATACAATTTGCCTGAATCTTCGTAATCATCTAGCATTTCTTGAATAAACGATTCATCGTGCCCTTTTATCTGAAAATATTGTTGTAATACAGCTCTTTGTGTATTTGTATCTTTTTCATTAATAGTAAAATTACTATAATCAGAGTTTGGGTTATAAGCTTCGTAAAACTTATTTGAATCTCCCCCAGACATTAAATAGTCTAAATGTTTTTGCACTTCAGGGTATTGTTCAAACAATTCCCCTAATTGATCTTCTGCTACATCTTGAGCTAAATCTTTAGCAAACTCTGTTAATCCTTCTACAGTGTCTGCATACTCGTTATTCATTTCAAATCCGAGAGTTTTAGCAATTTCTGATGCAACAGTTCCTGCACCTTCTGCAATTTCCTCTTCGTCTTTATTATCTTTTAATTGAAGACCTTCTTCTTCTTCTTCCTCTTCTTCAATATTTGGCTCTTTTTCAATGTCTGGTAAATCTTTTGCCAGATCTTCTTGAGGTTCTTCTTCTACTGCAGTATCCTCGATACTAGGTAGGGAATCTAGACCGTCTCCTAGCATGTTGTCTAGTGAGATTGAATCTAAATCTAATTTGTCAGTTGGTGTTTGCATAATACAAATTTATTTAAAAGTGTTTGGTTTATTTTTATAAAATTATTTTTTATAGTAGTCTTTATAATATACCACTTAGTATCTTGGTAGTCTTTTATAGCCACCAGTTTTCATAGTTTCTTCAGATTTTTTAGATCCTAATGCAACTCCTGTTGCAACTCCTGTCCCAATTGCTCCAGGCACAATTCCTGGGAGCGCATTAATTTCTCTAGATAGTAATTCCCAGTTTTGTTTAACGTTATCTGCAAAATCTAGTATCCTAGTATCACTTGAGAAGTCTTTAGTATAAGTATTTACTGTACCGAAAGGTTTTCTATTAAAATATAATTTTGCAATTTTAAGTTTTTCCGGACTTATATATTGATGCCTACTTTTAATTAAACCTGCTTTAAACATTGCTTCTCTAGCTTCATGTAAAAATGGAGAAGGTTCTAGTTTATTTAAAAAATATTTATAATCTTTTTTACCTTGTGCATTTAAACCATCTTTTGTTACTTTAAGTTTTTGAAGATTTACATCTACGTCTAATCTTCTACCTGCTTGCAATCCGTGCCCCCCTATTTCATGTGCAGCAGTAGGAACGCTATTTTTATACATAGTTCCTAAATTTGCTTTACCAGGAGCTTCTATTCCACCAATTCTTGTTTCAGCATACTTAGACATATAATTAAATCCTTTAGGCATCCATAATTGATCCATCAAAATATCTTTAAGCGGAGCTCTTTGATAACTTGCATTATTAAAATTATAATTATTGTCAGCAACTGTTTTAGCGCTAATCTTTCCATCAACAATCTCTTGATTTTTATTAATAATGTTTCTAATTTCCCCAATTCTTGCCTTAGCGTTTGCCTCAGACTGCCTCTCTAGAAATTTTTTAGGATACCCTAATTTTTCTAAAGCTTTACGTTCTTGAGCTATTAATCTTCTAACTCCTTCTGGAGATGTTAAATCTTTAAGGTAACTTGTTTTAAATTTGTCTAGAGTCTTAGCGCCCTCAGCAAATTCTTCAAAAAGTTGTAGTGCACCTTCTTCTCCTTGTTGAGCATATATACGTGCCTGAGCTTGATTAAATGGATTTACCTCAGTTATATTAGAAAAATTATTTGCATTGGGAGCTACATCTTTATTTTTTAATATATTTTTTGCACCCTCTGAAATACCTCCTTCAGTAGGTTTAAGTTTATTTGTTTTTGTTGAAACTTTTAAAGGGTTTAAAGTTTCACTAGACGCTCCTATTATACCTTTTTTAGGATTATTTAAAATTTTTCCTACATTTTTTGCAGCAGACAATCCTTCTACCCCAGTTCTAAATGCAGGCCCAACAACAGGGAATATCTCTAGTGCATCCATTCCAACTTTACCTGCACCTTCCCAACTAGGGTCTTCAACAAAATTTTGAAGATCAGGCCATATATTCATTGCCCCATGTGTTGCAAATCCTGCATTAATACCAGTACCAAACGTTGCGCTTGGGCCAAGGCTTGATAAACCTGGTATAGTTGTATTCCACGCAGCAGCTACAGAAGGTCCTGCACTAGCAAAAACTGATTCACCAGCTGCTGCTAAAGCAGGTACTCCAGTTGCTGTTGCTGCTATTACTCCTGGTGCATAGAATAGTGGATTTTTCACCATTTTTTGATTCTCCTTTCCAATAAAGTTTCTTCTTAAATCATAATTTGCAGCATTAACTTGTTCTTGCTGTTCTTTAGGAAGTTTTTTTATTCGGGCATCTTGCTCTTTAGATGTAACACCATTGTTAAATCTTGCAACATTTTCAGCATATGCTCTTGTACCCATAAACTCTTCACTTGGTAGGTATTCAATAGTTCCAAACATTCCAGGATTGATACGAGTTCTTGGCTCTGTAGATAAACCTTTTAAAGGTGTGTCAAGTTTCATTAAGGCTCCCGTTTTAGGATTATATCCGTGGGTCCCTTTATTAATCATTTTGTTGATAAAAGTATTATACTTATTATCATCAGTAAATGTCCTACTATTACCAGCCCCTAATTCGTTAATAGTTATTAAATCATCATACTGATCTTGAATTGGAGTTCCTTTAACAAAACTATTTACTCCAGTTTTAAGTTTTTTTTTGGGGGGATCTGTTTCGTGAATCCCTCCATGAGATTTTTTATTAAATCCCCCTTTTCTATATTGCTTTGCTTTTTCTTTTACGTATATTCTGTCGTACACCTCAAAGGGTTTACCTATTTTATCAGCTAAAGGACCTACGTCCCATTTATCATAATAAGATAAATACTCTCCTTTTTCGTCAGAACCTTTATGAATATTGAATCGACCTAAGGCGTTTAATCCTTTCACGTATCTAACGTTAACCTCGTTTTTATTTACTATAGTTGATTTCCCTGTTTTACTGTCACCAACGCTTGCGTTATTAAATGCTTTAATTATGTTATCTTTAAATTCTTGTGAATTTATTGACATGTAATCAGCGTTTTTATCTTTTGATTTATTGGGCTTGTAATTACTTTTACTTAAATATTTGTAAGGGTACTCTTGATTTCCTTTGTAGTAATTAGCTAATTCTTCATAGTAAATTGTATTCTTTCCAGTACCCTGTTGTTTATCAGAGGGTATTATCCAAGATAATAAGTTTTCATTATGATCACTTCTTCCTACTACGGGTTTATTTTCTAAAAAAAGTTCTTTGTTGGCTACTAAGTCCTTGTCTTGAATTGGAGTTCCTGAGACAAAACTGTTTACCCCAGTTTTAAATTCTTTTTTATCTACTTTACCTGTTTGAGCTTTGGGTAAAGAACCACCGTATTGCTTTTGAGGTTTCCAAGAACCTTCACCAAATTTAATAGCAGTTTCTTTATCAGTTCCAAAGTCAATAACCTCACCTCTTCTTTTAGCTTCT